GTCGCCGCCCGGGTCGGCGGCGTCGACGCGGGGCTTGCCGTCGAGGATGACCCACTCGGGGTCGGGGAGGGTGGCCCGCGAGGGGTCCTCCAGGGGCACGGGGGTGATGAGCAGAGCGTGGATGTCGGCCTCTTCGAGGGCGTCCTCGGCCCGGGCGATGCCCTGCACGCGGGTGATGGGCACGGGGGCCACGTTGCCGCCGGGCGACACCCGGTAGATGACCATGCCGTCGGTGTTGAAGGCGGCCTCGTCGCGGACCCTGGCCTCGCGGCCGAGAAGGACGGCGTCGAGCCTCTCCTTGGCCCGCTTGGGGATCTCGCGGGGTTCGGGCACGTCCGTCCACATGTAGGCGTTGCGGATGTTGATGCCGCGCTTGACGATGGTGTTGTAGGTGGCCAGGCGCCGTGAACGGATGGAGTGCTCCTTGATGACGCTCAGGGGCACGAGGTCGGAGGAGCGCCCGGAGGGGTCGTACCAGCCGACGTCCTCCTTCATGAAGGACGCCCGGGTCAGAGCGTCGGCCGTGTCAGAGAACGCCCGGGCGGCGGACTCCATGGCCGCCTCTATGCGCCCGTCGGTTCCGAACCGCTCCAGCCACCGGGTGACGCCCACGGCCCCTCCTTCTTCCCGCCCGCCTTGTTTGTTACGCGGCTATACTATCCCGTCACGCCGGGGCGAAGGACCAGGCCTCATTGCCCCACTCGTCGATGATCAGGCTCTCGTCGACATGGGGGCCCTCGTCCAGGTCGAGGTCGAGCAACCTCTCCGGTCCGCCGCCGTCGATGATCTCGGCGGGCATGGAGGCGTAGCAGATGGCGTCGATGGTGTCGGGCGAGGATTCGCCGCGCCGTTTGAGCGAGTCCTTGGACTCAATGAGCAGGGCGGTTCCGCGGTACTCGTACTTGATGGTGCGGAACTCGTCGTACAGGCCCCGCGTGCGCTCGTCGGAGGTGTCCTCCGGGGGGATGGCCAGGGCGCCCTCGTTGATGAGCTCGGAGACGGAGTCGTACATGGCGGCGCGGAAGTTGTACCACTTGAGCTTGTTGGGCGAAGCGGCGTTGCCGACGATCCAGCGCACGAGGGTGCCTTCGGGCAGGTGGTTGTCGAGGACGGCCTGCACGCCCCGGCCCACGCCGACGGCGTCGATGCGGATCTCGTCGACACCGCCCAGCTCCTTGACCCGCTGCCCGATGAGCCTGGCGAGCCTGTTGCCGTCGTAGCCCTTGACCTTGTCGAGGATCGACACGCGCCCGCCCCGGTTGAGGGCGATGACGGAGTAGTCGCCGGTGATGGACAGGCCGACGTCGACGCCGAGCACCTTCCGGTCGTCGTGCTCCTCGAAGTCTGCATATTCATTCATCGACACGAGTACTCGTCCGAGGTTGAACAGGCCGTCCTCTCCGACGTCGGGGAACTGTGCGAGGACCTTGGCCTGCCAGCGGGGGTCGGTCTCGCCCCAGCGCACGCGGGCGTCCTCGACCCATTCCTTCTGGAGGAGGTTGGTGCGGGCCCTCTCGGGCACATCCTCGCCGGTGAAGTTGGGGGTGTCGAAGGCGGAGATGGTGATGAGGTTCCATCTGCGGTCCTCGGGGGCCTTCTTGGACTCCTCGCGCCAGACCTTGGCCATGTAGGAGCCGGGGTCGTCGGGGTTGGCGATGGCGAGGATGCGGGCGTTGGCGTTGGTGGTGATGGCCTCGACAGAGGTGAAGATCGACTCGGGCACGCCCCCGGCTTCGTCGACGACGACGAGGACGTTGGTGGCGTGGATGCCCTGGAAGGAGGACTCGTCGTAGTCGGAGGGCTTGCGTCCGTAGGCGGTGGGCGCCTTGTAGCCGGGGAAGGTCCAGGTGGCCTTGGCAGTGATGTTGCCGGGCATGTCGAGCTTGTCCTGGACCTCCTTGACGTAGGCCCACATGACGTTGGCGACCTGGTTCCAGGAGGGGGCGGTGGTGATGACTCGTGTCTCGGTGGGTGAGACGTCCTTGGTGTCGAGCCACCAACTTATTACTCGCGAGGCGAGGTGCGACTTCCCGGCGGAATGGCAGGAGGCCACCATGGTGCGCTTGTTCTCCACGACGGAGCGCACAATCTCCCGTTGCTTGGACCACAGGAACTCGCCCAGCCGCTCCTCGACCCAAGCCACCGGGTCCCTCGACAGGCGCTCCGCCCTGGCCCCCTCACCGAACGAGGCGGCCACGGCCTTGAAATCCAGAACAGGCGCCATGTCACAGCTCCATGGGGGCGGTAGCTTCAAGGATCTCAGCGCTGGACGCCGTGGCCTGGGCGAGCCACTCCTCCCGCTTGGCCTCCAGCTCCTCGCGCCCCGCCATGGTGAGCATGGGTCGGAGGCGGGCCTCCATGGCCTCGACGACGGAGCGGGTGAACGACACGATGACCTCCACCTGCTTGGTCTCGATGACCCGCACCTCGGTCTGGATCCTGGTCTTCTTCAGGCCCATGAGCTCGCTCACCTGGTCGATGGCCTTGAGGATCGAATCGAAGTACTTGGGGTCGCCCTCCGGGTTGGCCAGGAGCGCGGACTGCACGCGGGCGTCGAGCATGCCCAGAATCCGGTCGAGCCGGGCCAGCTGCTTCATGAGGCGGGCGTGCTCGGAGAGCATGGCCTGCCCCGTGTAGTACTCCTCCTCGATGCGGAAGACCTGGGCCTCGCTCAACCCCGCCTGGTGGGCGACGTCGCCGCGGGTGCCGCCCTTGACGAGCGCGTTGACAACCAGGTTCCGCTTGGCCTCGTCGACCTGCCCGTCGGTCACACTCCTGCGGACCACGACACCCTCGGTGGGGGGCGGTGCGTCGACAACGCGCTTAATGGCGGCCCGCGCGTTCGATGGCGTCTTCGCGGGCCTGGACTGCGACCCGGTCCGCCGTGGCTTCGAGCTCGGCGAGGAATCCACTAAGCCTTTCATCGTCCACCTTCCCCTTCCAATGGACTCCGGCGATGAGGCCGAGGGCGAGTCCTGTGAGCAGCGCTATGATCGCAACGGCGACGAGCATCAGGAGGAGCCCTTCATGACGGTGCGGCGAAGGAGCGCGAGTTGCTCCTCGGTGAGTGCCGCGCCCAGGTTCAGGCTTCCCGCGTCGACCTTGTCGGCCGTGATGGTGCCGATATGGAGCCGGGGGTCGTCCGGTAGCAGCGTGTCGGCCTGAATCTTGCTGGGGTCCCATTCCATGGTCCGAGTATAGGACAACCCCCGGCGCTGTCCGCTGGCGCCGGGGGTTGGAGGGTATGCCATCCTCGTGGGACAAGCCTATCCACCCTCAGGAGCCCTCGTCAAGCTCCAGTGCTGAAGCCGAATCGGTTGGCCCAGGCCCGCAGACCCTCGTCGGTGTCGAGCGAGGGCTCGGCCTCCCCCTGCGGCGGGGCGACGGCGTCGGGCTGGATGACCACGATCTCCTCGACGTCCCCCTCCTGCGGCGAGGGGACGGAGGGTGCGCTAGGCGCAGGGGCCTCGATCGCAACCCGCTCGCCGTCGGGGGTGATCGTCCCCTCCCGGCGGGCCTGCGCCTCGTCGGGGCGCAGATCGACACCGAGGATGACGTCGCGCAGGATGGTGGTGATGTCGAGGTCCTCGAAGTACTCGGTCAGGGCCAGGAGGTCCTCAAGGTCGATCATGCCGCGGCTGAGGTGGCGGGGCAGCCGGGCGGTGGACTCGTACCCCGTGACCCTGCCCGCGTCCTTGATCTCGACGCCGTGGTCGAGGATGAACTCGCGCAGGAGCCCCTTGACCCGCTTGACCTGGTCCCGTCGCCGCAGCGTGTTCTCGGATGGCGCCGTGTGGGCGATCTCCGCCTTGCGCGCCCTGGCCTTGGCGAGGATCTCGGCTCGTCTCTCGTTGATTCTGCTCATGTTCGGTCTTCCTCTCTTCCGGGTCCGTTCCGTCCCGGGCCGTGGTTTCAGTATACAGTACACATCTGTTTCCTGCAAGCGGATGCCCCCGGTGCCGTAGACGGTCGACACCGGGGGCGTGCGGGGGAAGAGAGATGAGAAGCCCGCCCCAGAAGGGTACTACACCTTCGCCCCCGCCACGAGGTCGGCGCGCGACGTGATGCACCCCGCCGCCCCCTTGCGAGCGCCCTCCGCGACCTGGGCCACCGAGGCGGGGATGTGGGCGATGACCGGCTTCTTGGCGGCCACCAGCGGCGTCCACACGTCATCGGCGGCGTTCCACTCCATCGACAGGAAGTCCAGGTTCGCGCCCTGGACGAAGTCCGGATACCAGGTCTGCCCCCGGTTGCGGGCATAGGCGTACCCCCACGTCGCCCACCCGGCCTGCTTGACCTTGGCGAACAGCCACCCGGCGTCGGCGAACGCCTTGATGACGACACGATCCTTGTAGTCCTTCAGCAGGGCCAGGTACTCGTCCGACCGGGCCATCTCGGTCTTGGGGTCGAAGATGGTCACGTGCGTTGCGCCGTAGGTCGCCAGGTAGTCCTTCAGCGTCACGGGAAGGGCCTCGGGCCGCCCGGCGAAGGCCGCCTGGACCTGAGCCCAGGTCATGTTCTTAATGGGCGTGGAGGGGCCTCCCAAACGCTCCAGCGTGGAGTCGTGCGAGGCGAACCACACCCCGTCCGAAGTCCGGTGGCAGGAGATCTCCAGGGCGTCGACACCGCACTCCACCGCCCTCGTATAGGCGGCCATTGTGTGCTCCACGACATCCCCCGCCCCGCTCATGCCCCGGTGCCCGACGACGATCCCCGTCTTGCGCTCCTTCAGCGCCGGCACTGACCTGGCCCCGTAGGGCATGATCGACACCCCCGCCCGGGTCTTCTCCCCGCCGAACCACAGGGGCACCGTCGTCCCGTCGAGGGCCCCCTCGCCGCCCCCGCCCGCAGCCTCCGTCAGGGTCACCCGCGCCCAGGCGGCCGGGGGGTTCGCCGCCGCGCCGTCGGGCGCTCCGGGTCCTCCCAGTGCGACGCGCACCGCCGACCAGGATTCCGTCGTCGACACGTCCGCCAGCCCGTCCGCCACCACGGCCCCGCCGTCGAGGGTCCAGGCCGCCATCTTGTTGTCCTTGGTGCCGTGGGCCATCGAGGCGAGCAGCTGGGGCTTGTTGGCCCCCGTCATGACCGCGGCCCACTGGCCCACCCCCACGTGGTCGGCGTCCACGCCGGTCAGGATGACGAGGACGGCCCTCTGCCTGGCGGTCCACGCCTTCGTCTTGACCCACCACTCCACGCCGCGAGTGTCGGTGGCGGCCGTCACCTTCCGCGTGGCCACGTAGCCGGAGCGGTTGGTGGCGGGGATCGTGTTCTGCCACGTCCCCGTCCAGCCCGAGGGGATCGGCGAGGGGTTCTCGTCGGCCTGGAGCTGGGCGGCCATGATGAGCACGGCCAGGTCGCCGGGCTGGGCGGTGGCGGTGAGGGGGTCTCCGACACCGGCCTGGGCCCGGCCGACGGCGCTGTCGCGCACGACGATGCCCCCCTGAAGGGCGGCTCTCTCCCGCAGGACCATGGTTCCGGGGCGGGTTCCGGCCGGAGCGTGCTCGCCGGTGCGCAGGGTGAGGACGGTGCCCGTCCCGGTGAGGGCGGGCAGGAGGCTGCGGATGGCGTCGGTCTCGGCCCGGGGGGCGAACCTCCTGTCGGCTCCGTCCCGCGAGTAGACCCTGTACGCGGTCATAGCTCTTCTCCGTTCGTATATTTATGCAGACGCCGGGGATGTTTATGCATCCCCGGCGTCCCGGCCCGTCCTACTTGGCCGTCACCGTGGCGACGTCGGCGGCCTTGGGGTCGCCGATGGAGGTGAGCACGCTCACCAGCGCCGCCAGGGCCGCCGTGGAGCCCACGGCAACCCAGTTCACCTCGCTCATGAGCGCCGCTGTGCCCAGCGCACCCAGGGCCGCCTGGGCGAGCGTCTTGACCGCCCGCTCCGCCACGCCCAGCCAGAACGTCTTCTTCGTATAGAAACCCACGTGATCCTCCTCGTGTCGACCCCGTCGCCCGTTCGACGACGACATGATCCTACTTCTTCTCGTTGCGCCCGCCGACGGGCACGTAGCGGCCGAAGGCGAGCAGGTTGCCCACCTCCAGGGAGGAGCCCCGGTTGAACTCCAGCCAGTCCTCGACCTTCGCCCCAGCCCTGGCGAGGATGAACTTGACGTCCTCCAGGGTCTTCTCGTTCGGGATCGGCGAATAGGTGTGCGTGAGCACGCAGTACAGGTACATGGTGCCCTCGTAGGCGAACAGAATATGAGTGACTCTCACGTCCTCGTCTCCCTCCAGCAGATGGATGTTGTCGTCGACGGCGCCCCGGCCCCGTGCCGTGAGCGCCCACAGGTCGTCCTCCCCGCCCCGCAGCAGGTTCAGATCCAGGTCGCCCCCGTACCCGGGCACCCGCCCGGTCCCCGTGTACTGGTGCATGTCCGCCGTCCAGGTGCCGTCGGACCAGGGGGCATAGTCCCAGCCCACGGGGTCGGAGCTCGCGTACTGGGCGATCCACCGCATCGAGTCGGTGGCCTCCTGCACGGCGTACGGGTAGGAGTCCGATGAGGCGTAGAGCAGACCGCGCCGCCCCGTCCTCGCCTTGACGGCGTCGACGAACCGCCGCAGGTACCCCTCGTCTCCCCAGACGCCGTTCTGGTCGGCCTCCCAGTCGACGGCCCAGAACACCTGGCCGATCCGATCCCCCACGACGTCGAGGAAGTGGTCGACCTCCGCCTCGACACCGGAGCCGTCCACGTAATGGTAAACACCCGTAGGGCGGCCCAGGGCGAGGGCGGCGTCAACCTGCTCGTCGAAGCACCAGTTCGTGAACCAGTCCCCCTGCGTCGCCATGACGATCGTGAAGTCGGGGTTGACGGCCGCCAAGTCGATGCCCGCCTGCCAATTGGAGATGTCGACACCGAGCAGCGGCCCGGGCTTGCCCTTAGGGGCGGGGGCGGGGGCGGGAGCCTTCTTCGGCGGCGCAGCGGGGGCGGACCCCCCGACGCAGTCCGGGTGCTGCTGGGCGAACAGAGCCGGATCGAAGCGGTGGCAGCTGGTCCACGCCCCCCGCGCCGTGTCCAGGTGCGTGGCGTAGGTCTCGATGCGGACCTCCCCGCCGGTCTGGTCCCCGGGCGCCCCGTGGATGTCGTCGGTCTCCGAGATCCACGCCTCGGCGACGAGAATGGTCGGGGTCGTGGCCACGACCATGCACACGTGCCCGACACCCCCCTCGTTCTTCGCAGAGAGCACGACATCCCCCACCCGGAAGCCCCCCTGCGGGTAAAGGTCGGCGTCATTCCAGGGGACCTCCCGGAACCCCCTCGCCTCCAGGCCCCCGCGCAGGTTCCCCGTCCAGTAGTCGTCGAGGTCGAACAGGACCGGGTGCCCCCACGCCAGGACCGGGTACGCCTTGTGCAGCCCGTAGTTGATCGCCCCCATGACGATCGTCCCGCAGTCCGCGCTGGTGTCGCACTTGAGGTAGCCCGCCTCGTCGCTGTCGCGATAGACATCGAGCCGGTCGGGCTGCGAGTACCCGACGGAGTACGGTCCCCCGGCGGGCTTGTTCGGTCCGGCCTGGCACCAGTACTGCGCCTGGGCGGCCGATATCGTTGCGACGTCGGTCATGGGTCTTCCTCCTTATGTAAAAACGGCTTGTCCGGTCGGGGGCTCAGGGCCTGATGGGCAGCGCCGTCGACAGGGCCCCGGGGGAGGCCTCCAGCGCCTCCATGAGCCAGCCCTCGATCGCCAGCCCCGCCGCCCTGGACGCCGTCTTGGCGGTCTCGACATGCCCCGCCGTCGTCATGCCCTGCCACCACAGCCCCGGCTTCTCCGGATGGTTCTTGATGGCGGCCAGCACCTCCGGCTTGGAGGCGTCGTTCGACCGGCAGGCGATCATGTCCACGGCCTTGAGCTTGCCGATGTCCTCGGCGGTCCACGGCCCGGACGGCTTGCACGCCATGCGGGGCAGCACCTTCAGCGCCGCGTCCTCCTTCGCCTTGATCCTGGCCGCGTTCAGCGTCCCGTTGGTGGCGACGATGACCCGCTTGGCGGCCTGGGCTCCGTAGCGGGCCAGCAGGAACTGCATCATCTTCTGGTCGTACACCCAGTAGTCCGCGATGATGTCGTTCGACGTGTCCATGCACTCCACGACGATCGGGCTGCGGGCCGGGGCGGCGTCCAGGATGTCGAGGGCCTCGCCGAGGGTGGCCACGACGCCGTTCACGTCCTCGACGGCCTTGAGCTGGGCGATGGTGGAGGCGTTGATGCGCACGGCCGCACCGCCCCCCTTCGGGGTGATGGACGACACCGTGGACGTCACGAACCTGTCCGCGCCCTCGTCCTTGCTCATGCGCACCGGCAGGGCGACGGACCCCCTCAGGATCTCCCCCTCTATGAGCTGCGACAGCGCCCCCCTCAGCGCAGTGGCCGACAGCGCCCCCCACTTCACGCCCCAGCGCGCGTCGCGCACGTCGGCCAGCGCCCCCATGGGACGGGCGGGGGTTGGTGGAGGCGGCGGGGCCGGGGTGGTCGCCGGGCGGACGACGACGGGACCCTTGGCGATGATCCACTCGCGCAAAGCGGCGACACCCTCGATGATCCTGTCCGCCAGCTCGACGCCGAACGCCTGCGCCCCGGCCACGTTCACGTGCGTCTCGTCCGCCATGAGCCACAGCGCCCGGGTGCCGCTGGCGGAGGGCTTGCCGACGGCCCCCCGGCCCGACAGCACGGCCGTCCTCCTCGACACCGGCGCCGACGGCAGGAAGGAGGCCAGGTACGGGTCGGCGGCGTCCGGGTTCGCGTTGGGGACCCAGGCGTCAACCACGACCTCGTAGTTGACGCCCTCGTAGCAGATGACCTCACCCCTGCTCCAGTGCCGTGCGGGGGACGTGGCCGGGTCCCACCGCGTCGCGGAGGTCGTCGCGACACCGAGCCAGTCCGTGAACCAAACGCCGTTGTTAGCGCCTCCTGAGGCGTTAACACCGTCGCGGACGGCCTTGGCGTTCTTGTGCGAGGAGCCCGCGTAGGTGCGGTACTCAGAGGTGGGCTGGGGCCCGACGACAATGATCGGCAGGGCCGGGGCCCGGTCGCGGACGCGATCGACAAGGGCCTTGACGGACGCCGTGATAGCGGCCGGGCCGCTGTTGGGGTCGGCCGGGGTCGGGGGCTGGTCGATCGCCCAGTTGTCGTTGACGGAGCCGACAACCACCAGTAAGGACGGGTGGGCGTCCAGAACCTTGTCGACACGGGCGGGAGCGCTGAAGAACCCGGTGTCGCCCTGGGGGGTCGGGGTCCGGGCCCACCCCGTGGAGCCCTGCCCGCTGACGGCGGCCGCGACACCGAGCCTCTTGGCGGCGATCTGGGGCATGGTCGCCTCCTCGGGGGCTCCTCCCTGGCCTCCGGCTCCGGCGGTGCACCACGAATCGCCGATGAACCCGACGGTGAGGGCGCCGGGGGTGCCCGGGCCCCCCTGACGGGGCAGCATGTTCGACAGGAGCAGCTGGGCCCGGATCTGCTCCTTGACGGCCGCGATCTCGGCCCCCTGGGCGACCTGAGCATTGGTGAGGGCGTCGACACTCGCCTTGGGCGCGAAGCGCCGGTCGACACCGGCCTTGGAGTACACGGGGTACGTCGCCATGGTGGGTTCCTGTTCTCAGTTCTCGACGACGATGTTGTCGTTGCCGGGGGCGGGGTCGAGGTTGAGCACGTCGGGGTCCCCGGGGTCGGGCGTGATGGTGAGCCCCGGTGCGGGCTGGGGCGTCGGCGGCTGGGGCGGTGCGGCGCCGCCCTCGACGAGCTGGAGCACGGCGGGCGGGGATGAAGGGGGGTGCGGGGCCGGGGCTCTGAGGGCGGCGCTGTAGGTCTTGCCGCTGGGGGGCGGGGTGATGAGCGTCGCCGTGATCGTGTCGCCCTCGTGGACGGGGACGTCGACATGGGGCTGAAGGGGGGTGGCGAAGGGGGTGCGGAAATCGGATGCCGCGCTGGTGGCGGTCGACACCCCCGGGGCGCCGTTGTCGTTGCCGGGGGCGGGGGCGAGGGAGGCGGGGGCGGGGGCGGC